TGGAGCTTAATTAAAAATATTTATATTTTTGGGGTGACTCTTTGCAGTCACCCTTTTTTTATGTATAATAAAACTACCTTGACGAAGAATTAACTTCGACAATTGCCAAGACAAGGAGACTGACATGGCTAATACAACTTTTTCAGGTCCTATTAGATCTGAAAGCACAATTAAAACAATCAGCAAAAATGCTACTACTGGAACAATTACAGAAGTCATCACTATGGGTGATGCACCAGTTGCATTAGGAGATGAAGATAAAACTCTTGATAACGCTACACATAGTGGAAGAGTTCTTGCAGTTCCAGCACTTGCATCTAACAGAACAATAACTTTACCAGCACCAGTTGCAGGAGCAACTTTTAAATTTATCTATGCAGGTGCAGCAGAGGAGGCAGAAAATTTAATAATTGTCACTCCTGGTAATACCAACTTTTTTCTAGGTAATGTTCAACATTTAGACACAAATGCAGATAATGTTTCTGTTTATGCAAACGGTAGTTCTAACTCAAAATTAACATTAACTGATTTTGGCAGCATGGAAATAAATGTTGTGGCTAAAGACAGCACTAATTATTACATTTGGGGTAATGTTGTTTCTGAAGACGCTCCAGCTTTTGCTGACCAATAATAGGAGATATAAATGGCTGGAACAAGATCTGACGTAAAAGCCTTTAATGTAAACCAAGGAGATTCTGCCGCTGTGGTAGGACCTGCAAGGTCAAGGATAAGACAGATAGTAGTTTTTGGAAACGCAGCTGGTGCTCTTACCATAACAGATGGTAATGGTGGGAGTAATTTGATAGTACAAAGTTTTCCAACTGGACTACACACTCTTAATATTCCAGATAATGGTATATTAGCAGAGAATGGTGCATATCTATCTGCTTTTACTGGCAGTGGTAATAAGCTCACTATATTCTTATCGTAATGGCTAGAACAAGAGACAAGCAACCTCCTAAAACCAAAAAGTATTTCCGCTCCACCAAATCTGGAGCAGGAATGACTAAGGCGGGGGTTGCTCGTTACCGTAGAGAAAACCCAGGCAGTAAATTAAAAACTGCTGTTACTGGTAAAGTTAAAAAGGGCAGTAAAGCTGCAAACAGAAGAAAGTCTTTCTGTGCAAGAAGTGCTGGACAAATGAAAAAATTTCCAAAAGCAGCTAAAAACCCTAACAGTCGATTAAGACAAGCTAGAAGAAGGTGGAAATGTTAAAGAAAAAGACTATTACAGTTAAACCAAAACCAAGACCAAAGATAGAAGATTTAACAGAAAATCAACAAAAGCGTTTGTTGAGAACTTATATATCAAATTTATCACCAAAAGAAAAAACAAGTTTTTTAAATAAAGCGATAAAAAATGTGTATCCTAAAAGCTTTCCAAAAAAACCAAAGGATCATAGATTTAAAAGAAGAGGTGGCAGTGTTAAAGCCTAAAGAAATAATGAACGGTGTTTCTATTGTCCTTGTAGCGGGGTCGATTGCTTGGATGGTTACAACTCTTATTGAAGTTGACAAGAGAACTGCCGTAACAATGGTAAAGGTTGAAGAAAATCACAAAATGATACATACTTTGTGGATAGATTTTATTAATAGAAAGACAATAGATGGCAATCTCGCGGGGATCAATGTCCCAACAAATAACAAAAGCACCAGGTAAGAGGAAATGGAGTGCTAAGAGGAAGAGGAAAATCAATTGTGCCAGACCTCGTGGATTTTCTGAAAAAGCACATTGTGCCTCTAAAAAAAGGCGAGGTAGTAAGAGGTGAACCTCAAAAGGTTTGTCTTAAATGTAAAAAACGACAGTGGATGTGTACCTGTTGGAAGATAATGAAAGGAAGATATTATGCCTAAAGACGCATGTTACCATAAAGTAAAAGCCAAATATAGGGTTTTCCCATCAGCGTATGCTTCAGGAGCTATCGCTAAATGTAGAAAAGTTGGAGCCGCAAACTACGGTACTGGTGGTAAAAAGAAAACAAAGAAAGCTGCTAACGGTGCTATTATAAAAGCTTCTAATGGTAAGGTTACAAAGATAGATCCAAAAGGTAAAAATCTTAATAGAGCAAAATTTGGTCAATTTAATAATATAGTAGAGGCTTCCAAAAAAGGATTAATTACTCCAGAAGAAGCTCAGAAAAAAATTAGAAAGTTAATTTTAGCTAAAAAAAGAGGTGGGTTGAATGCAGCTATTAAAAAAGTAAAAGAAGAGACTATGGCGGCAAGAGATGGTAAAGCAATTAGAAGAACAAAAAGAAAATCTAAGAATAAAAATATAGCTAGAGGTTGTGGTAAAGTTATGTCAAACAGACGTAAGGTCACAAAATATTCTTAATGGCTGTAAGAAAAACAAAAAAAGGATTAGCTTTAAAACGATGGTTCAAGGAGGACTGGAGAGATGTTAAAACGGGTAAAAAATGTGGTCGTCAAAAAGGTGAAAAGAGGGGTACGCCTTATTGTCGCCCAAGTAAAAGGATTAGTAAAAAAACTCCGAAAACTACTAAGGAGATGACTTCTACTGAAAAGCGTAGTAGAATAACACAAAAGAATCGGCTAGGGCAACCAGCTGGTAAACCAAGAAGAGTAAAAGCACTAAGAAGAAGGAGCAAATAACCATGGAAAGAATGGAAAAAAAGCCGAAGAAAAGAGATGTCTCTGATTTTGCGGTAACTAAAAAAAAGATAGGTCCTAGAGACAAATCTGATTTTGCAAAAGGGTTCGTGCCTAAGAAAAAAGACGTATCTGATTTTGCAGTAAACAAAAAACCAAAAACTAAAACTACAACTAAAAAAGTAGTGCCGACTAAAACTAAAACTTTTTCAAGTTTTGGAGCAGCTTTTAAAGATGCAAGAAAAAGATTAGGTGCAGGTAAAACATTTACATACAAAGGTAAAAAATATACCACTAATTTAGCGAGTGATAAAAAGAAGGTTTCAACAAAAACTATAGCTAATAAACCAACACCAAGACCTAAAGCTAAACCTGCAAGGAATATAAAGGCTTCTAAAATGGGATTAGATGGTCCTAAAATAGGCGTAAGGAATGGAAGTAAACCAAAAAAGAAAACTTCTAATGTAATGTCTACAAAAACACCTAAGTTTTTTAAAGGAACTAACATCACTCCTACAAAAACTCAAAGACAGAGAATGCGTAAGAAAATGATAGGGTCAACATAATAAATGGCAACTTCAAACTCAAGAGATTTTGATTTAGATGTAGGAGAACTTATCGAAGAAGCCTATGAAAGATGTGGCTTAGAGATGAGAAGTGGTTACGATGCTAAAACGGCTAGACGTTCTTTAAATCTTATGTTTGCTGATTGGGCGAACAGAGGACTTAATTTATGGACTGTAACACAAGAAACAAAAGCCGTGTCCTCTGGAACTGCTACCTATACATTATCGAGTGAGTTTGTAGATTTATTAGAAGTTGTTTTAAGGAACAGTTCTGGAACTGATTTTACTCTTACACAGATGAGTCGTGGTGAGTATTTAAGAATACCTAACAAAACAAGTACAGGTCAACCAAGTCAGTATTTTTTTGATAGGCAAACTACTCCCACGATCACACTATGGTCTACTCCAGACGCATCTTATACTCTTGTTTATTATTATGTAAGAAGAATACAAGATGCAGATGCTCTTGTTAATACAACAGATGCACCTTTTAGATTTTTACCGTGCATGGCTGCAGGTCTTGCTTATTATATATCAATTAAAAGAGCACCTGAGAGAATACAGATATTAAAAAGCGTCTATGAGGAAGAGTTTCAAAGAGCCATGTCAGAGGATGCAAACAGCACACCACTTAAATTAACACCGAACATATCATACTTGAGGTACTAAATGGCTAGGTACGCAAGTGGCAAGAAAGCATGGGGTTATTCAGACCGATCTGGATTTCGTTACCGTTTAAGAGATATGGTAAAAGAGTGGAATGGTTTAAAAGTAGGCGTGGATGAGTATGAGGCAAAACATCCACAGTTAGAACCTAATTACCCTGGACCAGATCCAACGGCTTTGTATGAGCCAAGACCAGATGCAAGAACAGAACCAGCGATAGAAAGATTGTTAGGTGTAAATCCTTTTTTACATTCTGGAGATGGAGCTGTAACAGTTACTGAAATAAATCATGGTAGAACCACTGGTAATACAGTAAGATTTAGAGATGCTGTTGGCTTTGGAACTGAAATTACAAAGGCATTACTTGAATCATCTAGTGGTTATTCAATAACTGTCACAACAACAGATCAATATACGTTTACAATACCTAATATACCTTCTGCACCTACACAAACTTTTACTGTGACAGTTGGAACTGGAAGTGGTGGAGGAAATGTATTTTATATAGATGGCGTGGCTAATCCAGTATTGAATTTAAAAAGAACAGGTGTGTATACTTTTAATCAAAATCATTCTACTAACAGTGGACATCCTTTTGCTTTTAAAACAGCAGAAGACGCTTCATACATAGCAGGTGTGGTGTTTAAGTTAGATGGAGTAACCAAAACATTAAGCGAATATTCAAACACAACTAATTTTAATGCTGCAACTTTAAGAGAGATAACATTCACTGTAGCGAGTGGAGCACCTTCTACTTTAAAATATTATTGCACTGTTCATGGTAATGGTATGGGTAATACAATTAATGTATCAACAATAGATCAAGGAACAAATGTTAATTTTGGTGGAGAAATAGCTACAGTTGGTCCAGTAACATTGGAGAAGTAAATGAGTTTTACATATGCACAATTAAAAACAGCAATACAAGATTACACAGATAATAGTGAAACAACCTTTGTCAATCATTTAAATGATTTTATAAAAGCGTCTGAAGAAAAAATATTTAAGTCTGTTGATCTTGATTATTTTAGAAAAAACGTAACAAGTGCTTTAACTGCTTCTGATCAGTATTTAACAATACCAAACGATTATCTAGCCTCTTTTTCTTTACAGATAACAACGGCTGGATCAGAGGGATATCTATTAAAAAAGGATGTTAGTTTTATTAGAGAATATACTCCAGCTGCTACAACAACTGGATTACCAAAATACTATGCAAGATTTGATGTAGATAATTTCATAGTCGCACCAACACCAAATAGTAATTATGCAATCGAACTTCACTATTACTATAGACCTACAAGTTTGACTGCTGGTTCTGATAGTGGTACAACTTGGTTAAGTACAAATGCTCCGTATGCTTTACTTTACGGATCACTTGTAGAAGCGTATAATTATATGAAAGGCGAACCAGATGTTATACAAAATTACAATGGTTTATATATGCAATATTTAGAGCGTCTAAAAGATCTAGGAGAAGCTAGAGAGAATACAGATGCTTTTAAAACTGGTCTTCCGTCAAGACCACGAACTTAAAGAAGGAGTAACAAAATGGCGACAGCAAATGCAGCAACCAATTATCTAGAAAGAAGATTATTACATTTTTTGTTTAAAAATAATTCTCTATCTTTCTCATCACCAGGAGACAGTATCTATGTAGGATTGGCAACAGCCGTATCCGCAGCAGAAACTGGTTCTTTAACAGAAGCAACATTTACAAACTATGCTAGACAGCAAGTTGCAGCCTCTGATTGGACAACAATAGGCGCAGATTCAACAGACACACAAACAGCTAAGAATACAAATGCTATCAGCTTTCCAGCATCAGGTGGTACAAATAATACCATAACTCATGTGTTTATTGCAGATGCAGCGAGTAGTGGGAACATATTGTTTGTAGGTGCTTTAGACGCATCTAAGACAATTGAGTCTGGAGACATATTTAGAATTAATGCTACGAACTTAACTATTGAGCTTAAGTAATGGCTTTTGTTCTATCAGATAGGATAAAAGAAACAACAACCACAACTGGCACTGGAACGTATACTTTAGGTGGTGCAGTATCTGGTTTTGAAACTTTTACGGCTAATTTAAGTAATAGTGATACAAC